GCATTGGACTGCGCCGCCCGCGCCCCACTCCTCTGCTTGGAGCACCCCTTCCTAATTCCCCGCGCCCACTCCAAAAAAGCCGCGGCCCGATGCAAATCCGCGGTCTTCGCCTGGCGCACCTCCCGCACCAACCACTCCATCACCAATTCGCGGCCAGTGCGGGCTGGACTCATAAGACGCAATCTGCGACTCGCATGATCGACTGGATCATGCAGCCAGGGTATTCGTGCCGCACCATTTGATGGGCGTGGAACGCATCAGGCGCCACGACAAAGACGTCGAGCATCGGGCCATGAAGGCGGTACATCCTGACCCGATACTCGAAGTCTTGGCGCGTCACTTTGCCTGATCCCAGCTCAATCCGACCTTAGCTTCGGCAAGCGGCGGAATATCCCCAAGCCAGCGAGCCTCACACTCTTCCATGATTGTCTGGAGCTTTAGCGCCCAATCGTCAGCGTGTTTTTCTACGACGAGCAGGATGATCTCGTCATGCACCACGCCGGCCAAGCGCACGACTTTTTCCCCGTCAGCTCTAAGGAGCGGCCACAGTTTGCCGAGCGTAGATTTGAGCACGGCCGCGCCAGCTCCTTGGATTGGGGTATTGCAGCGGGTGGTGAGTTTGTTGTTTTCACCCAAAAGAATCCGCCGGAGCCCCGATAAGCGGACGTTGATAAATGACATTTGCGCAGCCGCATCAGCAGCGCGAGCATTTTCGGACTGCCACTCGTGGATCCCCGTATAAGCAGCATGGAACTTTTCCCGCACTTCTTTCGCTTCATCAATATCCATTTGGATTCCCATTGTTGCTGCATAGTTTCTGAGTCCTTTTGCACCGCTTCCGTATAACAATCCGAAGTTGGCCGACTTTGCAATCTGGCGCTGCTCCTTCGTAACCTCATCCTCGGCGACCCCGTAGATCTGCATCGCCGTAATCGTATGCAGGTCCTTCCCCTCCTGGAACACCCGAGTCATAAGAGGATCTTGAGCTTCTGCTGCCGCCAATCGCAGCTCCATCTGCCCGTAGTCCGCTACAACCAGTCGCCAGCCAGCTGGAGCCTGCACACACGCCCTAAACCGTAGATCCCGCGGAATCTGTTGCAGGTTGGGACTCATGCAACTCATCCGCCCCGTATCCGCACCCATCTGCAGATAGCTGGCACGAATAAACCCATCTTTCGACAGATTTTTTAACAAAGTCTCCGCCATTTGCCGCCGCTTTTCTAACCGCTTCCACCGCAAATAATCAGCAACAACTTTATGTTCTGCCACATATTCCTGAAGCGCAGCTTTACTTGCACTCTGCTTATCCGTCTTTGGATCAACCGGCGCTTCACCCAGTAATGCCGTGAACTTCTTAAGTAGCTGCACCGGACTGTTTAGGTTGAAAATTTCCGCGTCCACCTTTTTACCTTTCGCCCCCGGTTTTGTCTGGTACAGCAACTTTCCATCCACTCCACGATGCAACTTGGCGTGCTCGGGCAGCGCGGCATCAAAATCCTCGATGAACTTCTCACCAACCTCGTAGTGCTCGGTGTCTAAGTCCTCGATCAGCTGGGTCAAGGACTCCTTACTGAAAGGAAGCCCGGTACGCCACAACTGCGCCATCGCCGGCAACGCCTTGCACTCCAACCGCCAAGCGGGCTGGAGAGGCGGCTTTGCTATAGACATCCGCTGCTGTATTTCGTCGTAAATCTCCAGCAAAACTTTCACGTCGTTCGCGGCATATTCCATCTGGCTCCGTGTCAGATCTCCCGACCAGTCACTCTTCTGTTCCTCCTTAGAAATTTCCCGCGTCAAATACCGCTTCACTACATGTTGCAGACCGTGTTTTACGTTGGTCATGCCATTAGTAAGAACCCGGCTAGCCAACATCGTGCACAAAACTATGCCGGCCGGATAAATCTCATATTCCTGGAGCCAGCCCAAATCAAACACCGCGTTGTGTGCAAGCCAGGTGCGCTCGACTTCAAAGAACTGCTCCAGCTCGATCCAATCTTGGCTTTCAAGGTCGAAGCAGTCGAGCACCACAGGCGTCCTGTCGTACGCACAAAGCTGAAGCAGCCGCAATCCGCCTTGCGTTGGCTGGAGCCCAGTCGTCTCCACGTCAAATGCAACAGTAGTCGCCCCCTCCAAAGTGGAGAGGTGCTCGATGCCAAAAAGGATTTTCATGCCTGGTAGGGCGTTTACTCTCCTACTCTAGCAGATCTCCCAACTCCCGAGCAGCGCACAATTCGGCAAGGCGGGTGCCACCCTCGGGAAACCCCAACGTGCAGCGGTGGTACCAGTGCACGCACCGCCGACACTCACCGCCATCCTCCAGCGGCTTGTACTTTTCCATCAAACGCTGCACCCGCAACTCCTCTTTTCCGGCATCGCTGGAGCGATAACAGGTGAAGCAGTGAACAGCATTTGTAGTCGCCCGGCCACACTTTGCACATGGCCGACTGTTGATTGGAATCTGCATCAGAAAAACTTGACTCGTAAAAATCCAGGTAAACGTTTCATGGTGCCAGTCCTGGTGTGCTGTGCAGCATCAGGCGGCATCTCAACTTCCAGCGTGAACACTTTGTGCCCACAGACTGGGCAGACGCGCTGGCGCAAGATCGTCTCGGCGGTATCCCGACAAGTCCGACCTACATCCATCCGCTTGAAATCACACTTGGCGCACCGCATTTCGCCACTTCCTGTTTTTTACGATGCACCAAACGTGCTGGTACGACACCCCATACACCTTGGCCAGCTGATTAAGCGGGAAGCCAGCGGCGTGGAGTTGCCTAATGTCCAGCGCGTTCTGCGCCGTCAAAACTGCAGTTCCTGGAATCGACCCAGGTTTGAACGACGTCTTTGTTGGCGCCCTCTTTTTGTCAACCATGCCTGCCGTTTTTGTCAACGTCATTGTCAACATCAGAGGTTGATGTTGGCCCAAGTGATCAGTTCCTTTCGATTGAAAGGTCCAGCTGGATCTCCATCGGGCAACTTAACGGTATAGGTCGGCATGGCGTGAGGCTGGCGCTCAATCCAACCACCCTGCCGATGCACCGCGTACGTCACCAACTTGACGGTGCGAAATCGAGTCGGCATCAGTCCCGGTAAGCCTCCGTCGCCAAGGTGTTAATCAGCCGGTTCAAATACCAGCGACACTTTTCCGCATCTTCCAGCGGATCTTTCTTCAGCCACATCCGGCTGAGATACTTCAAACACTGCCACTGGAGCGAACCAGTCACAGCATCTGGAGCGTGCTGCACCCAATCCTCCAGCACTTCGATAACTTCGATTTTGCCGGCGGTGTAGTGCGCGGGGTGATGCACAGTTTCCTGAACATCCAAATGAAATTCGTTCATCCTTTGGAAGCCTGTACTTGAGTGTCGCCGTGATAACGGCCGGTCTTTGAGTAGTCCTTACTCGGCAGCATGGTGAGCGTATGGAACACGATCTGCCCAATCCGCATCCCAGGCCACAGCGGCACCGCGTGCATGGAGCGTGCGTTCTGCAACTCCAACGTGAGGCGGCCGGCGTAACCGGGATCGACGTACCCCGCAAGGAGATGTTCGATCCCTTCACGCGCCCGGCTGGACTTGAGCGCCAGCTGCCCAGCAATACAGTCAGGCAGCCGGAACTCTTCCAACGTCTCCGCCAGCACGAACTCATGCGGCTGGAGCATGAACGGTTCTTCCTGCGTGTGCCCAGCAATAGAGCGATGGACTAAGTGGTAGGTCAAGGGCGACTCCACCAGCAAGTTCTCGCCGAGTCTCACATCGAGACTCGCGGGATTCACTAGCTCCGGCACGAACGGGGTCACAAGATCCCGCCGCGCCAGCGCAAAGATATCAACGTCAGAAAGAACCGCCACCCTCAGATCACCACGGTGGTCGGCTTGTCCTGCTGGAGCGTCACATGCTTCCAGGTCTTGCCCCACTTAATGCAGTTGATGGTGGTGCTGTGCACCCCAAATTCGCGGGCAATCTTGGCCACCGACTTACCACCAGCCTGCAGCTGGCGCTTGATCTCCAGCACCTTCTTCTCGGTCAACGAAGCCCGCGCCTTGCGGCGCGACACACGAGTCTTAGGTTGAGACTGGCGTACGGACTTTGTACGGACAAGTTCCTCGCCAGCCGGCAGCGGAATGGTCTGCTTGGGCTTGTTCAGGTCAATCTCAACGTGCTGGGCAGCGTTGATGGCCACGAAGGCTTGCTCCAGTGCATTGGTGATCTGCTGGAACTGCTGGTCAGAAAGGATGTGCATGTTCATAGGTCGAACGGGTTGAAATGTAACACAAGAAAGCCCTAGTGGAGGGCGGTGCCGATGTAGAGGATGCCAATAGCAACGGCAAGAAAGACGCAAACAGCGACGGTAAAGACAGTCATCGGTTCTTGAGGGCTATCTCGATGGCAGCCTGAAAGTAGCGGGCAATTTTCATGCGCCGATACTCCGTGCTGGCCTCCTCACTGTTCTTGTCCTCAATCTGCTGGTGCTTCTCGGTCGCTTCCTGGAGCGCCGCCCGTGTCTCCACGTTCAGCAGGTCCAGGTCCCGCATCGGCATATCGGCAATGCCATCGAGATGAACAGTCCGCCCCAGCAAAAACGAGCGGTAAAAGGGAGTGATCGAAGTGTCAGTCATGCGAAAAAGCGAGGGTCCTGCTGCCGTATCGAGATGAGACCCGATAGACGCATCTTGAGAATCTCGTAGATGGCCAGCTCGGCCAGTCTGCTGGAGCAGATGGTGTCGCTGGTGGCAAACACGTAGATCAGGTGACGATAAAGCTGGGTCAAGGTTTGGATCTTGACCCAGTGGGTATCGCCGGGGATCGGCTCGGTGCCGTACTCCCAATCGTCGTAATCGGGAGCGTTACGAAGCTCGCGGGCTTCAGTCGTACCAATCGCTCTGGTCGATTGGCGCCCAGTCGTCGACTCGCTGGGCGAGGAGTTCTCGGAATCCGGCATCGCTGGAGGGGATCACATCCTCTTCGTGAAGCTCGAAGGAGCCTCGGCACAAGGCAGGCCCCCACTCTGCCGGCTCGAAGTGACTTTGCGAACGCACCAGAACAGCGTCATCAATAACGGCGTCGACAACGAGGCGGCGGCCGCCGTCTTCAAAAGTAACGGAGTCAATTTCCAGTACGTGGGTCATTTGGTCTCCTGAGCAGTCTGCCGAGCTTGAAGGTTGTCGAGCCACTGGTCCCAGCTCATCTTCAAGAACATCTCCAGTTCCTGGATGTTCTCCAGCTGGCGGATGTCGTAGATGGGATCGCCGCCGGCAGCTTCCATGTCGGCGATCTTCTGCTGGAGCACCATGCCAGCCCAGTGGACGGCGAAGTACCAGGGACTGAGCTTGGTGTTCTCGATCTCGGTGTGCGTGAAAAATTCCATTTGTAATAGAGAAACAGGGCAGCCCACGGGGTGTGAGCTGCCCTTAGTGTTACAGACAAATGGCCAGGGTGTCAAGCCCTAGGTCGGAACCCCAAGATCCTCGGGCTTGTACTGGGTCAGAACGCAGACGTCAGCTCCCTGCTTGAGCGCCGTCCCAACGATGTAGTGGAACTGCGCATGGGCATCCGGGCACTCCTCGATCTGGTACTCCTCCACCTCGTACGTCATCCCCTTCCGGTACCAGGCGATGCGTACCACCGCCATCAGCTCGAACGGAATGTCGCCGACGTTGTACCCCAGGGTTGGCTTCCGAGGGCGTTTCGGTGGTGCTGGTTCCGGCTTAGCCACTGGTTCCCTCCAGATAAGCCACGCGGCAACCCGCATGAGCCCTAGGAAAAAGTTAGGTGGTTTCAAGCCTGGTGAGTTCCGCTTCGATAAGTTTGCGGACCCATAAACTAACCGGAACATCCGAATCCTTACAGTGCTGTAAAAGTTTTCCGTAAAGATCTGGGAGCATAGTAACGCTCACGATCTTTCGCCCGTTTTTGATGTCAGCCATAGTTAAGCAATTTTGAGGTTGTCTTTGACAAAATTAATTATTACATTTACCGTTGTGTCTAATTTCCACAGAAGCTGAGGAACCCAAGCTCCGTCGTCAGCGTAATTTGCAGGTCTAGTTTCTTCTCTGGCGTATTTAGCCCCTTCCGCTGTCGGTGCATAAGGAGCCGCACCGCGCCGGTAAACCCCTGTCTTGAACTGAAGTCCCCGGGCACAGAGTATTGCATTAACCAATAATCTTTTGTCGTTTCTTGATATTAAACGCTCATCTCTAACCATAGTTGTCAAACGCTCTACGGTATCTACGCCTAACTCTTGTTCCAAACATTCCAACACCTGAGTTGGCGTACCAAACGCTTCTTTAGCTGGGCACAAAAGCCTTTGATTTTCCAGAAATACATCTTTGTACTCAGGATGTTTACGTGCCAAGACTGTAAAACTAACCGCCAATGATTCTTTCGGATCTCCTCCTGCTTTACCAACTACATCAGACATAAACAACGCAAATTCCGTGTCTGCCTGGTGCGCTGAAGGCAGTGCGGGAATCCGAGTGTCCTGCACTTGGGACACTCGCCCAACTTCTTCCAAAAACCAGCTGTCCATCCAGACAGCGAAATCGGCACTAATCCACCGAGCAAAGTCCACCGCAAGACGTGGATGGATCCAAGTGCCTTCGCCGGGCTTTGATATGTAAAGAGAAGTTACACGGATTTCCGTGTTTCTTGACAAAGCCTCAATGTATGTGGTAGCGCGGTCTGTCTCGCGGTAATTAGACCACTGCTTGCCGCTGGCTTTGGCCATGGCTGTGGCGTTGACGTAGCCGTCAGTGGTACGACGGGCAATTGGTGTGCCGTTCCAGGCACGGGTAACAAGGTCAGACATCAGACTGCCAGCAACTTGGCTGGCACGAGGGGGTCAGTTGAGCCAGGACTGGGGCGGTTGCACCCGCCCCCGATCCGTCCTGAAGATCTTAGTAGATCATTCCCACATAGCGGCGGCCTCCTGCATCAGGCGTTCCAACTCCTCCTTCGAGCGCAATTCCCTTGGGGAGCCCTCCAAATCGTGTCCCGCCAGGCCAGATCCATTGGCATGACTGGTATCTGTGCCGGGACAGCCTGAATCGGTGTCCCGGGGGGTTGTGCCAATTTCCAGATCGGCAAGGGGGGGCGGGACAGCCTCTACCCCCTGTCCCGGGTCACTTTCCAGTGATACCAATGGATCTACCCCACCGGGACACACATTTATAGGCTTTTCACGCGAGGTAATTGCTTGGAACAAAGGAGTAACTGGAGAACCATCCCTCCCATCCGTCTCACCTGAGACCCAAATGAGACCCCGGGATACCAAGCGCTGGGTCGCCTTCTTGATTCCGGCGACACTTCCACCACAAAGCGGGTCCGCCGCCAAGTCAGACCGGCTCAACGAACGCGGATAAGCGGTGTGTAGGCGCTGGAGCACCCGGTCCACGATGGAAGCGGGGTTGGAGCCGTCAGCCTCCACCTCGACGTAATCAGCCAGCGAGAACGTCAGGTCGCTCTCCAGCTTCATCAGCAGCTTGCTGCCATCACGCCCGGCCCTGGACTTCTCCACGGTGATCAGACGGGCGTTGGGGCCGGTGTGCTCCACCTGCTTCTTATCGGGCCGCCGCAGCCCCCACACCTCATCCACAGCGTCCCTGATGGCGGTGCTGCCCCGGAACCCACCGGTCTTGTTGGCGTGGTGAATCAGCAGGATCGTGCAGGCCGGGAAGGTCCGCCCGTTGTTGTTCGCCAGCCAGTAGATCGGGCTCGCAAACTCCTTCTTGTTCTCATCGAACGCTGACCCACGGCTGCAGCCCGTGATCGAGTCGATGATCACCAGCTTGGGCCGGTGCTTCTCGATCAGCTTGGTGAAGCGGTAGTACCAGTTCAGGTCCCAGCCCATCACCACGGTCACGGGATCGCTCGCCTGGAACTCCAGATCCCGCAACTGCTGCTGAACCTGCACCTCGCTCTGGTCACCGTTGAGGATCAGCACAGGCCCGGACTGCACTGGAACCATGTGACCCCGCACCGAGAACGGGATCCCGCGGGCCACATGCTTGGCGATGGTCCAAGCCGACATCGATTTGCCATCACCACCAGCGCCGTGGATCATCACGGTGCCCGGGCAAGGCAGCAGATCGGGTATCAGGTACTCAAACCGCAGGTCCTTCTCCAACAGCCTGCTCATGGCCATCTCGTCGTCCTGCTGCTCGAACTGCATCTGGGCGATCAGCAGCCGCTCCAGAGCCCCAGCATCGCGGTAGCCAGCCTCCAAAGCCAGCACATTCATGGCGTGGGCCGCCTCCGCCGGGTTCTGAATCTCCTGGATCTCCTTAGCCCGCCGAATCACCTCGGCATAGGTGACAACAACCTGGCGAATCCGGGTGACGTTATCGGCCTCAACCTCGGCCACCACCTTCCGCAGATCCTCCGACAACCACAGCCGCCCAGGCAGCTGCTGATCCGCCAGCCAAAACAGCGACCCAAGGCTTACCGGCCCCTTCCGAAAGCTCTTCCAGACCTCCTCACAGGGATTGGAGCCAGCCCACTCATCGCTGTACTCCGGGTCATCGGCCGACCACGCCGACCACAACATCAGGCCGCGCTCGTTCGGCAACTCCGAGTGGATCGCCATGCCCACCTTGACCCAGTGATCCCGGCTGCCAGCGCCCTGACCGGGAATCACCTTCAGCGCCGACTGAATGATCTCGGCAATCTCATCTGGGTCTCGATCCGAAAAGTCCAGCGCCTTGCGGTTCTTGATGAAGCCGCCGTCCTGCACCTCACGGCCAGCGGCATCCTTCATCTCCGCGATCAACCACTCTGGAGCGTCTGGAATGGCCTCCAGATCGCCTGTGAAGCCGTATTGCCCCTCTGGCGCCTTCCCATCGCTAGAGCCCGGATAAGCCCCGTAGAGGAGCCCCTGGCGGCCCCACAGGACCTCGTAGCCCGCCCCGGTATCCGACAGGCCAATCCCCTTCACCTCAGCCCACAGGCCCTCAGGCACGCGGAACAGATATTTCGCAGCGTTGGACTTAGTGGACTCAACCACCGGTGCCCCCTCCAGGCTGGAGCCCCATTTCTTCTTGAGGCGGGCCAGGTTGCGGTCCACATCCAGGATCACCAGACCACCACTCCGAGGCCCGGTGAAGGCGCCCACGGCCTTGAACACCTCCGGCTTGCGCTCGATCTGGAGCGCCACATCAGCCGGCGTCATCACCTGATGGTGGCTGCGCTCCAGGGGCGTCTTGCCCTTGCTGATTTTCCCGGACTGGATCGCCGCCCCTTTGCAGTAGATGGGTGCATAGGCGATGCCACTCGGCAGCTGGCGCACAAACGCCAAAAGGTCTTGCGTCTTATGCGACACGTTGATAGACTCCTACAGGAATGTTTACTTCGCGCCCTGGCTGCCGTACGCAGCTGGGGCGTTTTACTAGGCTAGCCCGTTCGTCAATAACGTGTTATTGTCATAGACGTTGCCTCCGGGCGACCATCCAAAAGCCAAAAACCACAATGGGTTTCCTTTCCAAATCGGCCTCCGCCAGCGTCAACAGCACCAACAGCGGCGGCGGTTACCTCAGCCTCAGCAAGCTGCCCGACGGCGGCACCGTGCGCTTTGCGCTGCTCTCCGACGAACCCCTGGAGTTCTACGAGTCCTGGGGCACCGCCAACGGCGCCTCCAAGCCCTTCCGTTTCGACTTCGAGCCCACCTACGAGGACGTCGTAGCCGAGATGGGTGAGTTCGAGCCCCGCGAAGGCCGCGGCGGCCCCGGCACCGCTGACGTCAAGTTCGCCATCGCCGTCCCGGTTTACAACTACGAGTCCGGCAAAGTTCAAGTCCTGCAGATCACCCAAAAGTCCGTCCTCAAGGAACTGGATCAGGTGTCCCAGATGGAGGACTACGAGAACCTGCTGGAGTGGGACTTCACCGTCAGCAAGAAAGGCTCCGGCCTGCTGACTGAGTACACCCTGCGCCCGGTTCCCCGCAAGAAAGGCAGCCAAGAGCACGTCGATTCGGCGTGGATTGAGGCCAAGGCTGAGGGCTTTGACATTTCGCGCTTGTTAACAGGAGCGAACCCGTTTAAGCCTGCCTAATAGGTAAAGTTGTGGGGCAGCGGTGCGCTAACACCCTGCCCCCGACCACCTACCCGAAATAGGCGATGGCACGAGCTTATAGGCCCCTTCCTCCCGTTGCGGAGTTATGGGAGCTGTTTTCGTTCAACCCGCTAACAGGGGAGCTTTTTTGGCGTGTCCGCCGCAGCTCTCAAACGCGGTTGGATGTTGCCGCTGGTTTTGTAGATGCGTACGGCTACAGGTCTATAAAACTCGGCAAAGTTCAGACCAGAGCCCACCGCCTGGTGTGGGCATGGGTTACGGGTACGGATCCCGGAGCGGTTCAGATCGACCATAAAGACCAGAACAAGGCAAACAACCGCATCTGGAACTTGAGGTTGTGCAGCGACGTTCAAAACCGGGCCAACATTTTGGGGATGAAAGGCTGGTGTAAGGCAAATGGGCGCTTCAAAGCTCGCCTGATCAGTAACGGCAAGGCTGTTTATTTAGGAACCTTTGACACACCCGAAGAAGCCCATGCCGCTTACTTGGAAGCCCGAAAGCAGCTACATGGAGAGTTCGCTGCTTGACATTGGTAGTAGAATCCATTTGGGAAAGAATAACTTCATGGCCTCCAACACCCAAGACACGCTGGCAGGACTGCGTAAATGGAGGCTGGAGCAAGACAACAGTGGCCCCTTCCGGGTCTACAGGGACATCAAAGGTAATGTATACCATAGTGTTACACACATCCTGAAGGAAACAAGCGACAAAACCGGGCTGGAGCGTTGGGAGGCTCGCCTGGGACCAGTCGAAGCAAGCTGCCAGCGCAACGTTGCCGCCACCCGAGGCAACATGGCCCACAGCCAGGCCGAGTATTTACTGAAAACGTCTCAGCAGCTGGCACGTTCCACCGCCAACAAGCGCAATTCAATCCGCTGGGACGAGCGTGGATTGGCTCGGATTCCCTCGCCAATCACGCAATGGGCATTGAAGAGGGTGAGGCCAAACGTCCCCCGTGTTGGCTGGAGCGCCTCCGGCTACGCCCGCAGCTTGTCTGACTGGATCGCCGAAAACGTCACCGAAATTTTCGCCAGCGAATTCAGCATCCACCACCCGGCAGGATTTGCTGGAACGGCAGATGCCCTGCTGGGATTCAAGAACAACTCCATCGTGGTTGCCGACTGGAAAACCAGCGTCGGGCGCAAGACCACCAAAGATGAGGACGGCCTGGAACGTTTGCCTCCTGGTCATTCATACATTGACCAGTGTGGGGCTTACAGCCTCGGCCTCAAACACCTGACCGGACTTGAACCAACTGGAGCTGTGATCGTTTTAGCCCGCCGCTGTGGAGCGCCAAACATTCACTGGATGACCCCCGAAGAACTGCAGCAGGCTGAGAAGTCATTCATGACCAGAGTGGAACAGTATTACTCCGCTCTCCAGAATCCCATTCAAGTCTCGGCCTGAGATCCACTGGTACAATGGTTGCCTGAGCGTGGTTCGCACCCACCTCAGGCCGGACAACCTACCATTCAGGTCATCGTGTCACAGTCTAACGTGCGTCCTCCTGTAGAGGACCTGTGGGAAAAGTATTCCTACAACCCATTCACTGGAACGCTTCACCGCCGCGATAACGACCGCCCTTTGAGAGGCAATCGCTGCAAAAGAAGTCATCAACTTTCCATTCATTACAGGTCTCGGCATCCTTACGGGGTGGTTGTATTTGCCTGGATCACTGGCCGGTGGCCCATTCAAGGGATGGAGATTGACCACATCGACCGAAACCCATTCAACCAGCGCTGGTACAACCTCCGGGAGGTGACCCGCCGGCAGAACATGCAGAACACTAAGCGCAGCCGCGGGGGTGCCATTCAAGGCAAGCGCAGCTGGAGCGCAACCATTCAAGTTGGTGGGGTGACCCATAGGTTCGGGCCTTTCAAAAGTGAAGCGGAGGCGCGGGCCGCTTACCTTTCAGCTTGCGCCTCCCATGGCCTGGCGTACCTGCCAGAGCTGGTGACCAGTATAAAGGGCAGCCCTTAGGCCGCCCCCTTGCTGGAGCGCTTACGGGCCACCCCCGCATCAGACCGAACCTTGCGGGGTGCGCCCTTGCTGGAGCGCGTGCGGTTGGCTGGGGCCTTGGCTGGCTGATCCGTGCGCGGAAAAATTCCCGCAGCCTGTGGAAAAAGTTCGGCGGGAATGTCGGCGCCGCCGTTGCAGCGTTGGCAGGCCCGCCAGTAGGGCACCAACTCCCGCCAGAGCTGGAGCGGGCCCTCTTTACCGTGGGCGGCCTGCAGGGCCAGTAGGTCGGCCCAATCTGAAGCCGCCAGGCTGGAGCGTTCAACAGCCCAACGGAGATCGCGCAGCTGGCGTTTCTCTAGCCGCAGCTGTTCGCGCTCCATCTCCCGGGCATCTAGGGCGAGCTGTTTACGCTCCCGGCTGGTGTTCCAGTCTCCGCCGCTCACGGCTGAACCTCCAGGGCTTCAACGACAAAAACCGGGAGCCCCTTTAGGTCGGTGATGGTAGCTGGGGCCATCGTGATCAAGCCCCGGGCCTGCAGGGATTCTGCGATCCGCTGGTCACGCTGGGGCATGGCCACAAAATGCGGGCCGGGATTGTGGCGGAGGAAGTTCAGCCAGTTCCGCTGCAGCGGACCTAGCGGGCGGTTTCCATAGGTTGGCATGATCCCTTGGTGTGGGGTTTGCTTTAATACAGTATCAGCAGCCCGGCGGTTTGCCAAGCCTGCCTGCTGTGGTACATTACGGGGCACTACGGCACACCATGCCATGCAACCCCAACCCTGGGCCCACTGGTTCGATCTCAGCCACTGCGGCGGCCGCGAATCTTGCCGCCAGCTCCCCGCCGAATGTGTGGCGGACTGTTCCGGCCCCGGCCCTGCTGATGATGCCGTGGCCTTCTGGCTGGAGCGCCTGCAGTTTGACGGCCCTCCGTGGCTATTCCGCCAGCACCTGCGGGAGTTTGGCGCCTGGGACGCTGCAGACCTGGCGGATCACAACGCCAACCGCGCCCGCGTGCTGTGGATCTGGGCCTGTGACTGCTACGAAGATCCGGGCGCCCATGATTTTCTGTGGCTTGGCACTTGACGCCGGGCCGCTTCCGGTTCTACTGTTTACAACGACAGCCCTACCCTAAGGCTCCCCATCATGACCGACTACAAAGCCCGCCTGGCATTTGTCGAGGCAGACCCCACGCACCAAAAACTGCAGCAGGCCCACCGCGACCTCTGCTGTCAGCTCGACAGGCTGGACAGCGACCTGCGCTCGGGCACCTATGGCCTGCAGCGGCTGCTGCTGGCGCGGGATTGCGTCCAACACTACGCCGACGAAATCAGCTGCACATCACCCGATGAAGATGAACAGCTGGAGCAATGGACAGCCACCCACGGTGAGGGCTGGTTTGGCATGTATTCCGAAGCGGCAAAGGAAATCACGGAATCGGTGCTGGACCTTTGCAGCGTGCTGACCGCCAAGCGGGAACAACGGAACGCGCTCCGCCAACAAAAGGAAGCGTCCTACGTGGTGTTGCGCCAGTCTGCCGAACAGCTGGAGCGCGACTACGCCGCCAGCAAAGCCGCCGAGTCTGCCGGCTGATGTGCTACATTATCAAGCGAGACCCCAACCCTTAGGACTCACACCATGCATCGCTACAACACCGAAACCCTGGCTCACTTTCCGTGGATCGCCAGCTGTGACACATTGCGGCCAGAGGATCTACTGCCGAAGTTCTGGTCAGTGGCTGAAGTGCTGGCACTGGCGGCAAACAAGCCGGAAGCCCTCAGCCCTGCCACGCTTGCCAGCTTGACCCGGCTGGTGGGTGAGGACTCCCGGGAATCTGACTGGGACGACTCCGAAGCTTGCCAGACCCTGGAGGAACTGACGGACGCGCTCCAGGAACTGGCGCCCGTTGGGTTCTACTTCGGAAGCCAGGACGGTGACGGTGCGTGCTTCGGGTTCTGGCTTGACGAATCTTGGGCCGAAGCCCTGGAGCACTTCGGTATGGGGAACGACGACCCCACCGGTTGGGCTGAACTGATCACTGAACTTGACGCGGACGGCATCGACCCCGATACGGTGGAGGATTCCTACTGCGGCCGCGCTGAGGGCTGGTCAGAGGAACGGGCTGGCGCAGACTACGCGCAGCAGCTGGCGGAGGATCTGGGCGTCAAGCTCGATCAAATGGAGTGGCCGTTAACTTGCGTTGACTGGGCCGCAGCCTGGAGAGAGCTTGAGATCGGCGACGGCTACCGGCTGCACAGTATCGGCGGCGGTGACTGGCTGGTGTTTCTGGCAGTGTGACAGCCGCGGTCGTCGCTTCGCTCCTCCCGCAGTGGGGGAGCTTTTTTATGGGCGCCAGAGGTTAGCATTAGCTCAGACCGTTTGTGATGCAAACCGTGGAGGATTCCACCGGCCAGGAAGTAAACAAACCGCAGCGGCCGTATGGGAAGCGCAACCCTGACGCGGTGATCGAGGAACGTAGAAAGCGGCTTTATAAACGGCAGCTCAGCGGTTTGCCCACGCGGCAGCTGGTGCTCGATCATGCCGATCGTGAAGGCATCGGCGAAATCACCGCCTGGAGAGACTGGGATGCGGTCAAACAGTGGAATGAGGAGGATTGGAGCAAAGATCGCGAGAGTATAGTTTCACGTTTGCAGGGGATGCGGATGCGAGCGATCGAGCTGGCCCTGCGGAAGGGCCAGGTGGGATCAGCGCAGCTGCTGATGCGAGACCTTGGCGCAGTGGTGGGCGAGGTTGCACCGGAAGCGCAGGCCGCCGCGGCCCCCGTGCTTCGGGTGGAGATCGACGACAAGCGGGCAGAGTCTTAGGCTGAGATCCAGCGCCTTAGGCTAAGACAGTAG